CCTGAACTATTTGGGATTGGTTGTTCATCCGTGTTTAGGATGACATTGTTTAAAGTTTTAATTTTCATTTTGTTTAAATTTAACTTTGGTTAAGTAACTTATACTCCATATGTTATATAAACACTTGGTCCTGCCAATTCTCCTGATCTCACTATTTGATGTCCTTCTTTATCCGTAGGGGTACTACCTCCTATATCATAATAAGAATTTAAAAGTGCAACATATAAATAACTTCCAAAATATGTTGCTATTGCTGATCTTTGTCCTGCCGTATCTGCTATAATAGCGTAGGCATATAATTCTGGGTCTTCTGGAGGAGAAGTGCTCCATGTACCAAATAAAACACTTGCCACCGTATACGCATCATAATCTGCAGTTGTTAATGTGGTTCCATGGGTTCCAACTACTCCTATGAAATTGGGGTGTGAAGAACCATAGGATGCTGAGATATTAAATTCAAGAGAAGCAGAAAGACAAGTAGCTCCAGATGGTATTGAAGTCAAATCAAATCTCAGAAATGTTCTATATATATAATACTTAGGACTACTCCACTGTACATAACACTCAAAAGCTCCAGTGGTATATGCTGTAGTCCCTGTTCCTGTAGTTCTACAGGTTGTCCAATTAGTACCGTTATAATAAACATGGCCATTATCTATTGATGAATCAAAAACAATATCAAATGGAACCTCATTTGCATAATTCCTAAAATTTAAAAGTCTATCTTTTGAACCTGCATAAGTAGGATCAAAATACCCTGCTACTGCATCTGCAAAACATTCCACAAGATTGTTTGATGATGGCACTACAACCGCAGTTACATCAGTCAATTTAAAAGTCGTTGTATCAGGAACTCCTGCCATTTTTTAATTCTTTTATTGTAAGTTCTAATTCATTTATTTTCTTGTTCAACTCATGTATTGCCGCATTATTAATTGCTGTGATCCTACTATATGATACCCCATCATTAGGTGCTAATTCTTCTCTGACCTCTCTCACATCTTGTGCTATGAATCCTACATGATTATATTCATCCCTACAATCTCTCCAATCAAAAGTAACTGGATTTAATGCTAAAGCCATTTCCAATCCGTTCTCTATTGGCTTGATATTCTTTTTTAATCTTGCATCAGAACTTAATATATAATCTGCTGCTGTCCACTTCCCATCTGCTGTCAGATATGCAACACTTGATGAAGCAGCATAGCAATTTAAGAAATAATATGATCCACTTGTTGCATCAATATCAATTCTTACTCCATGTCCTGTTGATGAATCCTGATCAAAAAACCCAACATATTTACTTGCCTCATTCAAATAAACCTGAAATTTATAGGATGTGCTTGGATTCACACCTACACCAACATACCCACCATAATCTAATCCAATCCTATTTACTGCCGTTGCTGTTGATAATGTTCCACAAGCCAGATATAATGTACCAGAAGTAGTATTATAACCAACACACATAGCACTTGAACCTGTACCAGTGTACAATAATGCCAATTCTGATGCTGTGATACCAAATTGAGTACCAGTATATCCTGTACCAAATGCCATCAGATATACATATGGTCCATTTGTTGCACTGGCAACAAGGGTCGCTCTGGCTGCTACTCCGGACTCATCGGAATTATGTGCCTGAATATTCACATCACCATTATAGGACTGATTATTATATAGTCTATAAGTTGATGTATTATATGTTAATGCGGCATTACCAGTAATCGAATTCGTACCATCCCAAAATGCAAGATATGTACTTGTAGATGCTCCAATTACTACATTATCAGCTCTTTTAATTTTATAACTATCAGAGGCATCACAAAATAATATTTCACCATCAAGAGCATCCGCATTACTAAGAGCACTATTTAACAATCTGATAGATGCTGTATGAGTTTGCCCTATGTAAATATCACCATCTGTAGATGATCCATCTCCAGCCTCTATATAAACGCTTCCCCCTGTTCCTCCTGGACCACCTTCAATAAAAATTGCACCTCCCATAGCAGAACTCGAATTGATACCACCACTGATATAAATATCACCAGCATTATAAGAAGCGGAACTAATAGCACCTCCCATTATTATAATATCACCGGCACTAACCGTTGTCGTTGCTTGACCTCTAATATACAAATCATAAGCAGAGGAAGTACCATCAGCTATTTTGATTGTACGAGCGGCTCCCGACCCAAAAGTTACATCCCCAGCTATTCCTAATATGTTACTGCTATTCCAAGTTAAATTAGCTTCTCCCTGAATGGCATTGGCACCAGTTACAGTACAGATGGTATTATCTGTACTACCAGAGAGAGCACACCCCCCTGGTGCTACAACCCAAGCTAATCCTGTAGCAGCAGCATCGTCCCTTTTCAAATAATATCCATCAGTACCTGCAGCAAGTACAGTAGGAATATGACTTGTATCAGCTGAAAGTAGATCACCTTTACTCAGGTGAACAAATTTCTCCGAATACTCCACCAGAGTAGCATGTACATTTTGTTCCAATAATAAATCATACTGTGCCATATATTTTAAGTCCAGTTAGTCGCTAATGCACAACGTTTCCATGTATTAGTAGCGGTACAGATGTATAGATAATGATCATTTTCATATATCTGACCAGCTACACCCGTACTCGTTGGAGTAGTGGGAGCGGTATCAGTTCTCCACATCATAGGCATTAATTGAGTATCTGCATCCACCGCTACAATTCCACCAGCAATACGTCCTACGACTGATCCTGCCGCTACGGTCAGGGCAGCTGGAGTATTATCAGTGTCCGCATAAAGAACTGTGTATGCATCATACAAGGCTTTTGTAACATAATCCGTTGCCGTTGCCGATGCCATCGTTCCCAATGTAATTCCCAGTACCTGAGTAGCGGAAAGAACTTCTGCATTATTAATCTTATAAACAAGCCCAGAACTAAGATTTACACTCTGATTGAATGACCAATTATCATTGGCATTGTCCCAGAGGATGGTTTTATCAGTAGCTCCTTTCAAGGTAATACCACCACCATCGGCTGTAGTATCAGATGGAACAGCAACACTCCCTATTTCTATATTCTTATCATCTACGGTTAAGGTAGTGGCATTGATAGTTGTTGTGGTACCATTAACTGTAAGATCACCCGTAACAACCAAATCCTTATTTACCGTGACCGTACCGCCTGAAGCACTACCAAGATTAACATTCATCGCTGCCGTACCCGCACCAGCCGTAGCAATATTAACATTTGTAGTTGATCCTGTTGCTCCAGCTGTACCAATATTAATGGTTTTTGTTAAGCCAGTTGTAATTGCCCCAGTAATAAAGTTTGTTGTACTTGCTCCCGTACCATCATATCCAATAGCCAATGTAGTAGCTGCTCCAAAGGCATTAATGGTAGTTGAAGTGGTATCAAATACATCAAATGAAGCTCCACCAATTACAGAAGTTGTAAATGTTGGAGTTGTTCCTAATACCAAGGTTGTGCCTGATCCAGTTGTGGATGCTGCTGCAATAACCCCACTTCCATTTGTACCTAATGCTACTGCTGATATGATTGGTATATCCAATACACCAACAAGTGTTATAGTAGCATTCGTATGCCCAATATTTATGGGAGTTGCCCCAGTTCCTGCCGCAGCAATATTCAAGGTTCCAGTAGTAAGTCCTGCTCCAATAGCTATTGAACCAGTGGTTACTTCACTCCAAAGATCAGCAGTTGATCCAGTTCCTGCCGCTTTGAGATCATCCAGAGTAAGAGCATTAAATGTGGCATCTTTTGCCTGTATATCAGCATACGTAGCACCACCACTAACCTTAACATCAAACTTGGAAGCTGATGCCGCTGTAAGTTCAATTGCAAACGTATCACTATCCAAATGAAATATCGTTTCGGTAGTGCCAGTGTCTGTATTCTGAGTATGCCCACCAGCAATAACCTGCCAAGCAAGACCAGTTGCAGCGGCATCACTCCTTACGAGCATATACCCATCTGTTCCTGCCGATAGAACAGTAGGGGTGTGATCTGTAGCAGCCGATAACAAATCACCTTTGTTTAAATGCACAATCTTCTCTGACCATTCTGTCAAAGTAGCATGTACATTTTGGATTAATAAAACATCATACTGTGCCATAATTTTTAGTTTTTAATTATTTAGGGTATAGATTAAACGGTATTGATATGTTTTCCTTTGTTTGTAATGCCAATTCCACAATCTTAACAATGTCAGATGGAGTAAGTATAACTCCACACATCAACTCATGTTCCTCACAGAGAGTTTCAATTTGCTTCTTCACATCCTCCACCATTTCTTTTTCTTCCTGCTCTACCTGTTTGAGTTCTTCTTCAATCTTTTTAGCCACTGCTATGGAATCTTCCAATTTCTTACGAATGTTTTTACTTTTTGCCATGATTTTAAATTTTTAAGGAGACTGCATTAATGCTGTTTTTTTCCATGTTGCTGCTCCAGCCCCACCCGTAGCAACACAGATATATATATAATCATCGTCAATTGATCGTTGTCCAACTGTTCCAGCATCTGAGGATGAATACTTTGACCCCCAAGTAATATAAAGAAAACTGGAGGCATTGTAACTACTATTTGCCAATTCACCCCCTGCTGTAAGAGTTGGGAAATTACCTTCCGTAGGAGTACCCACTATTGAAATATAATCAGAGTCATGGTAGTGAGTAGCTGGAGTTTGAGCATCAGCCAATACTCCACTTAATCCAGCCACTGATATTTCATCCGATCCTCCATTTTCATGGGTATCATTATGTGCATCGGGAATACCTGCCGTAGGAATATCATACCAACCACGCACCCCGGAACTATTCGTTCCATATAGTTTACTATTTCCCGGAGCAGATACATCACCAACCAAATTAACATTATTAGATGAATCATCATCAATAGAATATCGGAATGTGTAAGTTTCTCCTGCCCCATAATTTAGATGAGCAAAACCTGATACAGAACCACTCCCATTAATACTTCCTTTTAAGAAATCACAATATGTCCGTCCAGTACCTGTAACTGTGGTTTTCCCATTAATCAAACCTCTGGCTAATTTTGTAGCTGTATCAACTAATACACCTGTAACTGTGGCTTCTCCACTACATAAATATGACGCTAATTTACCATCCCAAATAATGTTTGTCCAGTGAACCCTAGAACTATGATATGAAGATAATTGATTTTTAGTATAATAATTAGATAAGTCCGTAGGTGGAGTGGAAAGAACCTTTCCACCTGCAGTATGCTGGACAACTCCAATTCCAGTTACATCCCACGGAACATATTCTAAATATTTATAAATGTATATTGCCATATCTTCATTATGTTATGGTGTCCAATTATAATTCTTAAACGTACTCCATGCACTTTGATCAGTAGGATTATAGGCACATACTCTAAAATGAACAGTTTGTGCAGAATCAGCACTTGGATTCTGCTCTATTACACAATTTGTATTGACCCCATGCCACACTTGATGCCAAGCATTAACCCATCTTCCACCCGTACCAAGAATTGGTGGAAAATAAAATGGTTCCTGTTCTACTCTATAACCAATCATTCCGCCTTCTACAGGTTCCCATGACAAATGAATTGGGTGTCTATATCCACTGGTTTCCATCCAGCATGAACTCCAAATGGGAGTAGCAGGAGTAGGATATATAATTTCTCCTTCTTCATCATATTCTACCCCATCCACTATGACATTCTCTTCTGAATACTCCTCTGCTTCTATATCATATGTCCCATTTACCAAGTCCCAAGTAAATCCATTTAACAGGAATGAAATTACTGTGCCATATTCATCCATAATAGTATCATCCGTTAGGACTGCAAATGGTTTAAATATATTATCAGATAGTATCTTTCCTTTCAATCGGTGAATAGTCCTACCATATTTCCGAAACTTACATTTTGCCAGTACTTCATACAATGGAACAGAAGTAACAGAATTTTCTGATGACCACAACTTCGTCCTATCAATACCATCTTCACCTAACAAAAGAGCATTCCCATAATTCATGTTATCCAAATCAAATAAATACAAATCAATCTCCTGAGTCTTTATAAAATCCTTATTTATGACATATGTAATCTTATTGGTTATTTCTTCAGTGTTTACGGTTACTGCTATATCTCCCAAATAATATTCAGAGAAGCAAATACACTCATATGCAACATCTGCGTGACGAGGATCATACTTTTGTACTGGAGTCCATCGAGGGGGTAAAAAGTTTATTATGAACAATTGATATTCAGGACTACCCAGTACTGCCCAAAGACCATCATTGCGTGGGGCATATGTAGTATTACCACCATATACTCGAACAGGCATACTTTCCAATGGTATTTCCAAATTAAAATCCCACTTCCTTGGCTCTCCAAGATGAACATCAAATAATTGACTAATCCTACAATATTTGAAGGAATATCCTTCAATAATATAAAATGAGTCTTTAGGAAATATATTTATCATCACTTCATCTGAGTCATATCCATACACATCCGAACCAACACCACCTGCAGTACCAATTTTTCCTCCTACAGTCATTAATGCCCCATCATATGTGCCCCCAACAATTTTAATAACTATGTCAAGTGCTAAATCACAGGCAGAAGTAGGAAGGTTATCTGCTCCCATACTATAATTTATGGTTAGCGTAGTCTCCGCTGAATCAGGTTTCTTATTAGGGTACACCGCAAATTTATAACTCCAACCACATAATCTTGCTCCCGGAAAAGAAGTATCACTAATCGTTGCATGAACCCACTGAGCAATATCATACATATCTTCTCCTGATGTTATATCAGTAAGATGATCATCAGCATACCAAGTTCTGTATTCCATATCTTCTCCATTTGGCCAATTTACCAATTTAACATAAATGTTATCAGCAGATGGCCAACTATTGGCTACAAGAGAATCCAGTTTTTGATCTCTCAAATTTAGTATTAAGGTATGCAATCCTGAATCATATTCAACCATTTGACTACAATCCACATATTCCCAATCTCCATCCTGTTTGTTTAGTGTTTGTTTTAATGAATTTGTTACTGATACTATCACCGTATCTATATCAGGGTCAGGTTCACTTGGCACTCCAAGTAATTTATTTCCTGATCCATTCACTGTTATATTAGCTGTTCCATAGGCTCCAGTGAGTGTAATGGATTGTACTTTAGCGGTTTTATTAGTATGAGTTTGGATATGTGCAATTGTTACATCAAGACTACCTGTCATATGTTGATGATTAGTATTAAGTGCCCCATCCCTCTCAATTTGAACATACCATCCATCCCCATCTTCATTATAAGATAATGTATTTCCTGAAGCAGCAAATTGTGTACTCCAATTCGTTACAAATGAAGAACAGGTTAGCTCTGGATCACCAATAGCTGAACTCATTATCCCTAAAGAATAAGAACAAAGAATTTTTAGCACTCCGGTAGAACTATTAGGGTATACTCGATCTATCGCATTCGTTCCAGGAGTATAACTTGAAGTAGGAGAATTAACTGTTCCAGCCAAATCACCAGTAGCATTTGCAATGGTAGGAGTCGTAAAATTAAAATATCCACCAAATATTATACTGACTCCACTATTAAACACTGCCACACTTTCATCATTATATAAAGAAGTATAATGATCATTAACGAACTGCCGTGCTGTAGAAGCAAGATCATTAATAACTTCCTGTCCATATGTAACCCAGGTACCATCACGGGTAATATCTTCCTGACGTTCAAGCACCCATTTATTATTATAAGAGTACAAGAAAGCACTGAATGATTTAAGGGCTTTATTTATCTCATCATAAAGATTATCAATTGTATAGGCATCACTGAAAAACATAGAACTCTGAACATACGTTTGATCCAACCAAGTATCATCAATCTCTTTTGTCATTGAATCTTCAAATAATGTAGAATTAACAAATAGATTGAAATCAAAATTAGTGACCTGAAGTAATTCCCTAACAAGTTGATGCAATTGAACTACGCCATTTGTAGAGAATAATAATTTTGAATACTGTCCCTCTACCCTATGTAAATAATCTGTAAATTGTAAAGTTACTTGAGCAAATGGTAATAACTGCCGTTCATTTACATCACAAATGGAGAACCCTTTAAATACTGGTTGAGAATTATACTCTATGGTACAATAAAATTCTTTTTCAGTAGAAAGCAATAAATCTTCCAAATAAGACATCTCCTCTGTATCAGCTATGACCACAATCTTTGCACCCTTACCAATAATTGGGGTGTCATCATCAGTATAACTACTTTCAATAGTCACTTCAGATGTTCTTAGATTGGTAACACCCAAATCATAATCCACCCGGTAAATCTTTACTGATACTAATTTACCAAAGTAATTATAAAAGTCCGACTGGTATTTAAGTCCATAATCTGATAACTCTGCCATGATTAGTATATTGATTTTTTCTTCATTTGTTTCTTTAATATACCCACTAACCGATCTCCTTCAATTTCAAATCTTACCTCTGCCCCTTCCAAACTCCATGTTTGCTTTTCCATTTGATCTAATGGGATAACAGCTTCTCCAGATGTTAGTAATGCTGGATAAGTATCATTTGGATACCCTGGTGGAATTATACCACCCTTATCCATTTTCTTTGCCTTTCTCACTGCCATAGTAACCATAGCAATTGCGGCAACCGCAAAAAGTGCCCCAGCAATAATTCCAGCCAGTCCTAAACTTCTTACTCCTTTTAATAAAGCCTCTGCTCCAGCCAACAGAAAAGTTGCAAATGCTGATTTCTCTTTTTGTATAGTGAGTGCCTTTTCTACGATCACCTGTGTCCCAGCTACAGCCATCCCTTTAGCCTTAACTCCAATACTCACTTGATCAGCCACAGTTACCGCAGCCGTAGCCACTGCTTCTCCTTTCTTAGCCTTTGTTAGAGCATTATATACTACTTCTGCAAAACTCAATGCTTCTGTTCCTTTTTCTACAACTCCGGTATTTAGAACCTGCCCTTTGGAAACTTCATCAAAAATCTTACTAAGTTCCCCTAAAGAATCTTTCAAATTATTTACAACATCCGTAAAATCTTCAATGCCACCAGTCTTGAGTACACCAGAAAAGTCCATCAACTTCAATCCTGACTTTCCTATATCAAATGCATCCGCTAATGACTTACCAAATGAACCCTGTTCAAGTTTAAATCCCTTTATTACATTAGTAAATATAACAAATCTAAGGGTTGCTGAAATTAGTTTAGCTATGATATCTTTTAAGGTGTCTGACAAATACTCACTCATCTTTTCACCAAGGCTCTGTGTTTCATCACCTCCTTCAATTAATGTTCTAATCATACCATCCATAGCACCTGTAAATTCTTCTACAACCATTATGGTATTCTTATATTTTTGTAGTTGACTGGCTAAATTCCTGAATTCATCAGTAGCCTCCATACCATTGGCAGACATTGCCTTTAATTGATCTTCCATCACTGCCATATACCCATCAAGTAAAGCCATACTGGTACTCAGGTTACCAAAAAGATTATTCATGTCCTGCAAATACTTAATATCAATAGCAGCATTCAAATCCTCTATTGCATATTTTAAGGTGTTTATATTATTTATAGTATTTTGGATTTCCTCTGGAGTAAATGCTTTCTTCGTTGCATTTGCCTTCAGCATACTTCTCAGTTGTTTCTCTTGTGCCTCAAGAGCATAGGTTAAAACATTTACCTTACCAATCACCCCACCAAAGGCATCAGCTTCAGCCTGTAAAAGATTTATCATCTCCTGATCAATAGCAGTTTGCTGAGCCATTTTAAGCATGTCAAGTTTATTGTAAAACTCACGCAATGTTAAATTCAAATAGGCTACAAGTGAAATTGTCTGTTGAACTCCTTCAACTTCAATAGTGAATGTAGCCGTTTTCAGATTTTCCATTTTACTCATTGCCTCAATAATGCCATCTATTGCAGATTCATATGCTGATATTTCTGCACCAATTACATCAAACTTTGGACCTTCAAACTTAGCTTTCACTTGTGCTACCTCTAATGCTTCTCTCAATTTGTCCAATACCTGAATAACTGAGAGTATACTGGGTGGTAAATTCTTAAATTCTTCAATTAATCCCTGTACGAATTCTTCTTCAAAGAATCCATTTTCCATTAATTCTGTAATAGCGGATTCAAGTAATTTAGCCTTTTCACCTACAAAATCAAAGGTCTCCCCATACTTTCCAAACTGTTCCATATGTTCACGTTGATTCTTAAGTGCCTCCAACTTACTACCAAGTTTGGCCAATATTATAATAGCTGGTCCCATATTTTTTGGTAAATCCTTGAATTCCTTAATTAACTTTTGAGTGACCTCATCTTTGAAAAATCCATTTTCCATTAATTCTGTAATGGTAGATGAAAGTAAATCTGCCTTTTCTCCTACAAAATCAAATACCTTTCCATATTCCTCAAACTGATCCTTCATGGCAGAATCAGCATTTATGTCTTTAAGAGTTTGCATTTTATTATTGAACTCACCCATTATTTTTGTAAGTTCATCTACCCTACTACCAGTATCACCAGTCTCAGTTGATAATGAATGCAACAAACCTTCTACATGTTTTATCCATTCTCCCGCCTCTTCTAATCCAAGTGCTTTTAATTTTACTAATGCGGCATTATATAAATTAGTTTTGTCTGTTATTACATCATATTCCTTACCCTGTTCATCCATATCTTCTTTAGTCGCATTATAAATCCTATCCATAGCAGCCATATCCATTAATACTTGCCGTATGGCGGGAGTGTCAATTTTTGCATAAATACTTGACATAGATTCTTCCAATTCTTTCTGTGAATCAACAGCCTCCTGATTTGCAGAAATCATAGCATTCAACATATTTATTGGACCTGACGCCATTCCTTTATATGCTGCAAATTTTAAGAATGCCTTTCCAAACTCTTCCCAATCATACCTTAACATTCCAGTTGACCGTGACATTTCTAGTACATATTCCTCCCACAGATCATGTACAGCCCTCCATGTGTCTTGTGACACTAGGTAAAGATCAGTCTTTATTTTACCACCTTCCGTCTTAAGTACCTTATCAGCCGTATCATACATGTCTTGTACAAATTCCCCTAACATGTCACCCCCATACCTCTCAGTGAATGCATCAGTAATTGCCCCCATCTCAGTCCTGAACTTGTTAGAAATCTTACCATAAACACTTGAAAGTTCTTGTTCACTTCCTCTTACCGTAGCTGCGGCAACCATGGCATTTGTTACCTGACGCTGAACTTCTTCTATATCTTCCAGTGAAGACTTCTCTGTTAGTAGATTCTTTAAGTATACCCCATATCGTTCATTTATTACTCGAATTGCATTTGCCCTATCTGTAGTTCCTTCTGCCGCCTTCTTAGCCCTATTGAATACATACGTTAATTTGGTGATTTCTTCAGCGACAAGACTATTCACATTACCTACAACATCCTTGAATTCCTTTTGTGCTCTTACATGTCTTACAATCGCCACAGTGGCAGCCACTATTGCTGTTGCCAGAAGTAGCCATGGATTTGTTATAAGAAACCTCCCTACAGAAGCCATTCCCCCAGCTAGTTTTTTAAATTTATCAGCCACAAATCCAATAGCCATACCAAATGTACTAAAAATAAGTGCCATTGGACCAATTAGTACAAGCCATTTACCCAGTTGTACAATCATCCTCTGTGTTCCTTTGTTTAGATTAGTGAACCACTCAATTACATTTTGTAACTTCTGACTCCATTTTTCCAATATGGGAAGTATTAGTTGAGCAATGACAACACCTAACTTAATCAAATTAACTTTCATGCCAACTAATGCAGTATTCCATCTGAAAGCAATAGTCTGGGAAGCAATAAAGAAAGCCTTCTCAAAATCTCCCATAGACTGTGTAACCGCTTCCATTACCTGTTTATTGTACATCAAATTCTGACCAGTAAGGTTTAATGCCCCCAATAATGCCCTAATATTTGGGAATATTTCTGCCATGGACTCCCCATATTCATCTGTTAATTCTCGTAATCGTAACAATGTAGGCATTAGTCCTTGCCTCCTTAACATATCATTTAACTCCTTAGTGGAAGTACCCATCCTTGCAAAGGCTTTCTCCGTACCAGCAGATGGATGCATTAATTTCATAAGTACATTTCTCAGGTAGGTAGCAGCATTGGCAGTCTGTGATGTAATTAATGTCATTGACGCTAATGCACCACCTACTTGATCAAGTGAAACCCCCAATTCAGCAGCGATAGGTAATATTGTACCAAGTGCTCTTGCCATTTCAGCTGGTTCTCCTTTTCCTTCTCTAACTGATGCTGTTAATACATCCATTGCTCGGGCTGCCGTTAAACCAGATGAACGATAGGCATTCATTGCTGAGGTTAAGAAGTTAGCAACATCCCCAGTCTCCCCTAATCCTGTGGCTGCTCCCTTTGCAGCCATTTCAGTAATTTCAAGAGCTTGGGCAGATTTAAAACCAGAAGATGCCACATAATATAAGGTATCTGCCAATTCCTGTGGACCTTTAGAAGTAGCCTTTGCCATATTTAAAAGAGACTTTCCCCATGCCTCCGTCTGTGATTTTGCAATACCAACCAATCCCTCTATTTTTGCCATAGCCATTTCAAAATCTCTACCAAACTTAGATATAGCAGTAGCCCCCATAATTAATGGGGCTGTAAATACTGTAGTAGCTAACCACCCAAAACTTCTCAACCTCATACTCATTCTACCAAGATTATCCCCCCAAGTATTAGCAAGTTTATTTGGATCAGGCATGTTCTTACCCGCACTTATCGCTCCTCCTCCCATCACTCCTACTCCCGTCACTCTTCCTACTCCTTGAAGTGATAATAATTCCTTCTTCAACATTCGTGTTTGATTGGTTACTCTACCCAACTGTCGAACCATCTTATTTGTAGCTGCAAGCATCTTCTTCTCCCACACACTCATAGCAGTACTTGTTGCCATCAGATTGACATTTTTATCAAGTCTTTTTACTGCTGCATTAACAGTACCTAACTGCCGAACCATTTTATTTGAACTGGCAAGAATTTTCTTTTCAAGCATACCAAAATCAATTATGCCTCTTCTTAATCCAGCAGTCTCTACTGTTAAAGTTGCTACTAATGTGCCTAAGTTCATTTTTTCTTAATATTAGGTGGTTTCTTAGGAATGTATTCCTTTTTATTTTGTGCCGTTGCTATATCTTTAAGTACTCGTTTCATATCATCAACTGATTGAGATGTTGTCCCTTCTGGAACAGTATGATCCCACTCAGGCATGAAATCCAGTGCTGTGTGTTTTGTTGCTCTTTTACCATGTGCCCAAGTCATTAAGTTTGTAAACTGGGCTTGCAATGAAGCCCAACCAACATCGTCTCTCCATTTCCCTATTGGATCAATTACATCGTATGCTTCCCACTCTTGTATCTGTTCCAATGTCAGATGATCCAATAGGTAATCAGGATGGATAATACCTAACTCTCTACAGAGCCTGAAGCAGAATTGTCGCCAAGGGCGACTTCGGAGTTTTTTATGAGTTCCTCCTTATCTTCTTCAGTTATTGCATTGAGTTTCTGAGATTCATTTACAATCTTCTCCAGTCTCGCTGCACTCATCATTTGGCTCAGTTGAGGGTAATCATTTGGTTGCAGGAGTAAATTACCCTGCTCATCACATACAGAACATACCGCTAATTTAGCTCTGAAATCATCCAGTGCCTGTTCATACCCAGTAACCTTGCCTTTACTATCACGAGTGCGTTTGATAAGAGATTGTTCAAATTTATCTCTTTCACGTCCAGTCATCTGACGAACATAAACATATTCATCTTTGCCAAGATCGACTTTCACGATCTTGAGTTCTTCCTTTGCTAAAAGGTTCTCTCTGTTTAAAAGTTTTTCCATTTTGTTTTGATTATTAATAAAATTAAAGAAAAAATCCTTGATTAGGAATTTGACATTACTTATTAGCCATTTGTTCCCGTACCTGATGTAAGGTCAACCGTACCACTGATCTTGATTGTTACATCAGCAGTGATTTTATCATCAGTTGGAATTGTCAATGGTATCTCTGTAATAAGACCCAAAAATTCCAAACTTGTAACCTCTTCATCCGGTAGGCAAATCATATAGCTCTGAGCAGTATCACTCTCGAAATCAGCCTTCACTATCGAAAAAGTTTCGTGAGTGAAGTTCATCGCAAGAGATACCGTACCTGCATCACGGAATCCGGTAATAAATTCCCGGAATCCACCAGTGGAATCCAACGACGTTACGTCGATGAAATCTCTGGTCATACTGGGACCAGTGATGGAATTAATTTCGGCTAGAGCTGCCCATGCAGAACCACTCCACCGATAAAATTTTGTTCCAACACCAGCAATTGCATTACTCATAGTTTTACCTCCTTTGTAAATTAAAATTAACAATAAAACGAACTAGCCCGTTATCATCCCAATCCAGTAACGCTGGGCCACTGGAACAGTAAATAACGGTATATAATGTACCGTTCCATGTCTCTTGTGCCCGGCCATGTAACGATGTCATTATGTCATATATTAAATTCCAACCTAACTGATAAGAAACACTGCGGACTCTTATCTGAATGGATGGATAATAGTAATTACCTTCTTCCTGTCCCCCCAAAGTAAGTTGTGGAGGACGTCCATAAGTATCAAATATGGTAACCATATTTTGAGGAGTTGTTGGATCTTTGCCTATAAACAGATTATCACCGAACACCAAGCCCAGTGAACTTTCTGCCTCTAACATATCCCGTATATCTACCGATGGTGCATTCATCTTGTTCCAGGTATTTTTGATGTTTCTCGAATTATTTGTAATATCTTTTTTTGATTACGATTTATTGATTCTTCAAACCATTTTGGTCCAGACTCAGGTCGTTTAAATTGCTTCCCCAACATCTCATGAACCCACATAGCATAAGTGGCACTATACCCAAATATAACATTTCTCTTATTTGGATCCATTCCAGCCAATGCTTTTGCTTCAGTAATTGCATCCTCATGCCAAGACTTAAATTGTCCTGCAGTAAATCTCCTTATCTTATTATCTCTAAAATGTCCACTTTTTCCTATTGGATCTGGGACAGTTCCACTATTAGATACTGCAAACCAGCTTGCTCGTAAATTTCCAAAATCAAGAGGAGTAATATATGGTGTCTTCTCTGTATCATTGCGTATATAAGCCACTGCATTAACTGCCCCTCTCTCAGACTTATAATGCATTCTTTTAATAGCTTCATTAAGATTATTCATAACTTGTTCAAATCCCCTCACATGAGTATTAGGATACTTCTTTGCGTGATACCTTGCACTCCTTAATAATCTAGATGATGCCATTTGCTTTATCTTAAAAATGGTGTTAAAAATGCTTTATGTAAAAACTCAGTCGTTGACCCCAATGCAGGTGTCTTCTCAAACCGTTTGATGATGTAAGCTGTCTCTTTTAACTTTGGATTAGTCAACTCTTCCGCAGTAAGATCAACCAATGTACCCAAATATAAATAACCCTGCTCATCTAAATCCTGAGTAACAAAGACCACTGACCGAGACAATTCTATTCCACCAGTAACTTCACCCCCTACTTGAGTTCCCATGATCTGCTCTTTATCCTCCCAACGACAAGGTATTTCTATGGGAGCAGCAAAAGTTTTACCACCATAACCATCTTCTACTGGGGAACCCCAATAGACACAGGTCTGTACACATTTACTTGCTATAAATGCTGCTATTCCCATTATTCAAAGCTTTTAACTGCATAAATACTTGCTGCCCTCTTACCTGCGTTTGCTAACAAACCAGTTGTATCCAATACCTTCAGCATCATTCCATACGGGGATGAATCAAGCCCTTTGCCAAAGGTAGTAGTTGCATATTCTATTTCTGCATCTCCCACTTTCTCCCGTTTTACTGCTCCACTGCCCCCAATACTACCTCCCGAGCCATAAACAGAAAATATAATGTGAGCAGACAACCACTTTTCAAGTTCTGCTTTCTGATCGGTTGTAGTAGTAGTATCATATTCAAATACTCGATCCATAAGAATGTGAGCTGCATTAATGAATGGATGTATTTGAGCATCTGTCAAAGTACAACCTTTCATTATTTCCAAAACTTCTTCTGCCGTTGTTAAACATGCCATTTTGTTTTCCTCCTACTTTTTAATAACATTGGATCAATTGTTTCTACTATTTTACTATTCCATTCCAATCCTAACCATTCCAGAGTTTCATATATCTGTTGGTAATCCCCACTTACCATTCGCTCCGGCCATACTATCTTGCAATTAACTCCTGCTTCAATCATTGTAACAAATCGTTTCTCGTACTGATGTACCCACCATTTCCATCCTTCTGTTTCATCCACTGCCCCCACACGTTTTAAATTATTGGCATCCTTAAACATTGTCATATACCCCGTCTTTATACAGGATTCCACTATATCACCCGTTCTCCTTCTGACTATAATCCAACGTGCATTTGGAAAGGCATAATTCCAAACTGGCCACATTTGTCCCAGTTTAGGACTTTTACACATCCACGACCCATCCTTGTATTCTTCCCTCTCCAATATCTCCAACACCTTAGCATTCCAATCCATAGGAATACTCAAACCTCTTATGTCAGGGAATAAACCAACTTTGGAACTAAGAAATCCATCCATCAGTAAATTCATTCCAAAATTTTCGTACATTGTAGATGTCAGTCCTTTATGCACTCCACAAATATCAAATATCTTTGCTATCATGGAACTACCTGATCGCTCTACTCCTGTTATGAATATTGGTTGGTTCATTCGTAATATTTATAATCTTCCCCAATCAATTCTTTTAATTTCTCAAAATTTACATCACTAGTCATTTTAACATCCATCCTGTGCCCCATCCCTATTCCTGCCCTACCTGGAAGTCCTTTAATCCCTATGGCTAAATCCTGACCATCAAACAGATTAACTTTTTTATGGTGCACTGCCCTAAAGAAACTCATATCAATGAACTTATTTCTTTGTATACAAATAGTTTTGAAAATATTAAGCATATTGGGTTTAAAAGCTACCTGGAAAAGACTTGCATGTCCAATGTTTCCATTCCTCATCCATCCCTTATTCACTACATCATAATAAACGGTATACATTTGTCCTGCCACGTCATATCCCTTTAGTTTCTTCACCATTGTACTTAGGTACTGAGAGGAATAATAATCATCATCCTCAATTATAAAAACATAATCAACTTCAAAAAATTCAACAATTTCAATACCTCGTATTAAATTACTTGCCTGTGTGTTTAATCCGGGCATCCACTTCTTCTGTGGATAAATTTTCAATATCTTCCAATTTTCACGAAAGTCGGATGTAATATTTTTAGTAGTAACCGGCAAGGCATCATCCACAATTACCCACAATACTTTCCCTTCATAATCCTGCTTATGCATAAATTCTGCACAGAGTTTAATCTGTGTTGGACGTGCTCCAGTTGGTGTAATCAAAGCAATCATAATCTTTTCTTAACCTTTTTAATTACCCTATCAATTCCTTCTTCCAATGATATAGAACAATTATATTTAGTCAATATACTTTGTAAAGTAAAATTTGCTGCTTTCGTTAAGGTCATTTTTTCTGGTAATGCTGTTTCAATTACATAATCTTTATAAGATAATTCAAGCTTCTTACAAATCATCCTTGCCATATCCTGTGTAGAATATAATTCAGGATTCCCCACATTGATAATCACAAACTCTTTCAGATAACATAACTTTTCAAGAACCACTATGGCATCATCAAGGTGCATCCATGAACGGTAACTATCTTTATGAACTGTTATTTGCTGATGCCTTAATAATGAATAAACAAAGCGAATCATAGCTGAACGGTGATCTCCAAAAGATTCATCTTCATGATAAAACATAAATGGACGAACAATAACAGCATTTAATCCATTGGATATTTCATATTCTACCAACTGCTCCGCCATTAATTTACTTAACCCATAAATATTGTTAGGTCGTAGGTCACGTCGCCCCTCCGACAAATTACCCACCAAATTTCCATATACTTCAGAAGTGGAAAAGAAAATAAGTTTTGCCCCCACCTGCTTACATAATTGAATTACATTTTCCGTACCACAGACATTTGTCTTAATCGTAGTAACGGGGGAATGTTCACAAGTAACCCTACTTACCATAGCTGCCATATGAAAAACAATCTCTGGTTTAAATTCATAGAAAGCACTCACAATATCAGCTCCATTATTGATATCAACAGTTCTGTATCCTTCCTCAAACTTCTGTTTGATATCAATGCAGAATACCTTATGTCCTTTACTCCTGAGATAAGGAATCAGTATCTCTCCTATATTTCCTGCTCCACCTGTTACTAATATTTTCATGCTGCATTTATTAATCTTGTCCAAAGTTGTAATGTCTTAATATTCTGTTCAAAAGTGTAAAATAAATTACCACCATTGAGATACATTGCTTCATCTAAATCACGAGCCTTGACATCTACCTCAGCTTCTTTCAAAGTAGCTTGTAGATAGCCAAGTGATGGTGAAGGGAATACATCACTCTGCCACGGATTTATAAGCAATACCTTCATAAGTCTCTTGTATATATATGTTTTGCCCTATATGAATTTTCTTTTCTTATTTCAAGTAATAAAAGTTTATTCTTTGCCTCCAATCTGACATAATCTACTGGATGTGGAGTAACATAATGCCACTGATGAACTACAAATGGAACGAGAGGAATTTTAACCTGTAACCCAAGTACCCCCACTCTTTCAATAAGATTATTGTCTCCATAGGCATGTCCATCACTAAACCGCTCATCATACCCATTCAACAACTTCATGTTTTTAGCTGTTAAGGCAACACAAAAGTCAAAAGCATTAGGTCTATACACTGGATGATTATACCAAGCAAGATCACCATCAAAATTGGCTCTACGGCGATTTTTATCCGCCAGGTAAAAAACATTATGTTCTTTAAACGTATTTTCCCGATCTAAACTAAAACAACTAAAGGCAAAATATGTAGAATCAGTTACCTTTGTAGCATAAGAAATAACATCCCCTACATGATAACACTCGGCATTTTGCACAATAATAACATCAGGGTTTGCTTTCATTGCCAGAAATAATCCCATATTGTAGGCTGGTTCTGGATTAGTCCACCTTTTATTCTTCATCTTCACTACAGTTACTGGGTATTCCTTTATATTATGAAAAATATCATTTCGACTGTCATCATCCACTACAATCACTTCAAAATCTTTATACTCAGATTTCTTCAAAGATTCCAAAGTCTTAGTCAGTTGGAGCTGCCGTTCATAATATGTCATTACAAGAATCAATTTCATTTCACTAACCTTTTTTTGCCTGTTGCACTATTTACATTTGCCGTCTGATAATAATATTGTTCATCCTTTGAAAGTAAGGTAAGATCAGAATAATACCAAGGTACATGCCTTGCCGTGTAAGGTCTATTCGTTCTTACTGCTGAGTGGGAATAATTTACTACTCCTTCTCGATATAAAGCAAATGTGGTATCTACTGGAGAATTATAATACATATTATCATACTGACTCCTCCAATATCTTGGTTCAACCTGAGTCCTGATATAATTACCTTCCTCAGTATTAGGTAAATCATTTATCTCAAGACTAAATCCACATTTGTCAATATGCCGGTATTTATCCAATCCAGTATTCAGTACAGTAAGGAAATCATCTGGTATTCCACTCAAATCCAAATCTGGATCAGATACTATATATCTTTCATTAACTATTCCTAAACGTTGTAGTATATTTACCTCTTTATTCCATATAACAGTATGCCCATGATTTTCTTTTAAACGAAGTGTAGTATAAGGACATTCATAATAGTACTCCAACAATGGAGCATAGTCCGAATGATTATCTATGAAAATAGGGGTCAGTCCATGTGTATCACACCAAACTGCCATTTTCATTGGAAGAGTCAAACGGTTATAATTTATTATTAGTACTTTCATTATTTAAAAACTCCTTTAAGGTCATTTTTGGAAATTCCACAATTGCACTATCAGGGCTGATATTAATAATTTCAATCCCTCTCATCCTGGCATCCTTTGCAATATATGGAAATCCTAACAGATGCTTATGAAAAGGAAGAGATTTTCTTGGATCTCTTGGTTGCCCTCTTCTTCCAGCAGGTACTACTGATGTAGGTTCTTCTGCATAAAGTTTATGCCAATTTTTTTCTCCATTCCCATTTAATGTCATATCAAATCCTAACAGTATAATTCTCTTTGCCCCTGCATTGGCGGCAACACTAATTGCAGCCCCTCCACTATGAGCATTCCAAGAAATCATGTTTGGATTAGGGGTTATTCCTTTTGGATGATTTCCATCCCTACCTAAGAACTTAACCCAGTCATACCCTTTAATCCCATCATGGCAAGTAACTTTCAAACCTGGCCATGCCGCTAATCTATCCTTATGTGGAAGGAAAAATTTATTATCCCCAAAGAAAACCATATCTATCCAAGTTCCAATCAGATATGCGGCATTAATACCAATGACATGCTTCTTATGGATAACTTCCATGTAAGGGGAGTATATTGAGGGAGGTGAAACCCCATTCATTACTTCTTGCACAAGAGTGTCTGGAATATCAAATTGCTTTGTTACCGATGGCCCTCCTCCAAGAATCCAAACATCTCCTCCCTCCCATATACGTGGAACTTCCCAATTCATCACTTTAGTTTTTTAATCATTGTCTTTGCCTGTTCCTTAGTCAATGGTTGTTCATTGATAACTTTCCCCTCAGAAGATATTACATCATAATAGAAACCATGTGAAATAATCTTCCCTTCCGCATCCATTTCCATATGTTTATCTTCCCGCTCATTCATGCGGTATATGACGGGTTTATCCATTGATAAATCCACTTCTGGAGGAGGAATAGATTGGGATTCTTCCTTCTCTGGCATATTTAGGGTAACATCCAAAGGAATGACTGTTAGTCTGAATTCTATTGGAATGGCACTTTCAGGAGCAGAAAATATCTGCCCTGGTTTCATGATTTTCTTACCCCAATACCAAGCTCTGCTGGAAACAACTTTCCAACGGATCGTGACATCTTTAGGTTCCATAATTAACCCTCCAACTTTTTAACCAGTTCCAAAGCCTCAGATTTTTTCAAAGCCTTCTCATTGATAACCTTTCCCCGATTATCAACAGCATCATACCAATTACTTTTTCCTCTCCTCTGAACAGAGAATTCAATCTTAACTGCTACGGGTTCTGGTCCAGTTGGTATGGGTTCCAAAGGTTTTATTGTATCCCTGAAAGCCATTGATACTTGATCTGAAGTGGCTAAGAATATATCACCAGGTTTAATTACTCTGTGATCACTTAGGTAAAGAATACCACCACCGGTATGTTTCCACTTTATTACATCATTTTTTATTGTACGTTCCATAATTTATGTTTTTAAAAGAAAGAGACTTGATTAGTCCTTCTCAGATTAGGCAATATGGGTTACACCACACTGTCCCAATACGTCGGAACGAATCTGAGGAACCTGTATGGTCAGGACTTTGTATTTGGTAATAAATTTACCTTCAGTCTGCCATTCAACGTTCTGTAGACCCATACCACGTATCAGCCTTACAACATCCGATGTCATCTGAATGAACAGGACATTGTTAGCCGGGAGGGTGTCAATAACCTTTATGCCAAGTATTCCAGATATTGCGAGAATCCTTGCACGGATAGTCGTATTGGGAGCTGTATCAGGAGTTGAGCCAACATAATCCTCATCCAAAACGGTTTCATAAGTCGTTGGGATGTAGATCATCCACGGCCCATAATGTTTGGCATTAATACTGACTTGCTTCCAGGAGATAACTTGGTCAACAATAGTCTTTCCAGTTACTGCTGAATCGTCCCATGCAGTCCCCAGTGAAACCTGGTTTCTGTCAGGAAAATTAATGTAACTGTAAATGGTATTGCGACTTCTGCTATCCTTTTCACCAAAACTATAAGTAGTATTGGTAAACAGCATGTTCTCCAGTTTTACCATCACTGCTCTTGCAGCACGTTCAGCCAACGTGGTATCCAGTGGATTACCCATGTTACGGCTGGTAGCCAATGCCCTTGCATTGATTTCATAATCAACATGCACGATAGGTATTGGCAAGTAATTGTACTGCCAGACAGGACGGTTCCCAAGAGCACGGGTTACAGCATCCATTGTGAGATCAGCTTCCAGGTCACCCTGAACATCATGCCATTCAAGTACTGTCGTACCCATAGCATTTCCAAGGTTGTATGTCAAACCTCTTCCAACGAGATCATCCACACCACCAAGTCTGATTTCAGCAGCCTTCTGTACGGCTTCATCAAGTAACTTCCACTCATTCGGGCGGAGAGTTGCTCCAGCATTAGTCTGTATAGACTTGTAACTTGCTGGATCTTTAGGATCACCAGTACCTTTGTATACTGATACATAACTTCTGCCATCAGTATGTACAAAAGGTCTCATATAACCAGGATCAAGTCTCCCTTGATTGGCGAAATAGTTTGCTACTTCTCCACGCACCTGGCCATCGCTTCCAATTAAATCAACATTTATCATTGTATTTTCCTCCTTTTTTTTATAATACTCTGATCATGATTCTCTTGTTGTAGCCAAAGGGTGCTTCGGAATCTTCCGCCCCCGATGAACCAGAAAGGTTAATAGCTTTCACTACAACCCCAAAAGCTTCACCAGATGAGAAAGCCTTTACATAACCATTACCAGCGGATGCAACAAATGATCCAACGGTATAGTTAGTGCCATCTTCTGCAATAGCATAGACCCAATCACCACGGTAAGGAATCCAAACCTGAACCTGATCCCCTGTTACATAGGGATCATCAATCCCTTTTCCCTGCAGTTCATCCTCCAGAGCAACCATCGTGCAGAAGGCTGCTGGATCATTATCATTATGTGCGATTACTGTATCTTCAGCGCTCATAATGAGAAGCATGCCCGGATATATCGCACCACCTGCCTTGTGTTCTTCAATGACATCCGAGTATTTCTTCAGTTTAATCGTGTTGTGAGCAATATTCATTGCGTTTCCCTCCTTTATTTTTTCTTATCCTCAACAAACATAGGAAGCATCACCGGAACACCCTCATTGATTTGGATTGCCTCCGCACCTAACAGAGAGTAATCAGTTACATCTTCCATTTTAATCATCCCACTTATCCTTTTCAGATCATCCAGATCCTTAGCATCCAAAAGAGCCTGTGTCCAGACATCCTTTGTATTGGTCAGAATATTCTTGACCAGTTTCTCACGATTCTCTTTAAGCTGGGTTTTACCATACTCAAGAGCCGCTTTGTCTTCATCAGAAAGGACATTCACTTGAACTTCCTTTTCAACGACTTTTTCCACCTCTACAATCTTATCAACTGTAACGGGCTGGGCAATTTTGTCCAACATCGGTACACTCAAAGTCTGTAGAACCTCCCTGTCATCCTCAGTGTATTTGCCCTGACTGGTTTCAATCAGTTCATCTACCTTGTTTTTGACGCAGGGGGTGCATTCATTTGCCATAATTTCAACCTCCTTTTTAATTAAATTATTAACATCTATATTAACACGTATACCACAACCATCAGCCACAGAACAGGCACCAACACTGCCGAGCAGAAGTGCTAAGTGATCCGGTCTATGATTTCTAGCAATGGCAACATAGTGTTCTCCATTCCAATCACCTGCCACAATCTCTTCATCATTAAATACTCCAACACTGACTTCTATCAATTCCCCTTTTTGCAACTGTGCAAGCAATTCAGCAGACAATACTCTTAATTTTTCTTCATCAATCCATGCTTCAGCTTTCAATCTGTTTCCATCTATAAAGGTATTATAGATACGACCAATGGTCTGTTCATCTATAATATCGGGATAATTGGCCGAAACAGACACACCCTCTATCTCTGGATGATTTACTACTACAGGAATCCCATTCCAGGATTCAGGGTATTTTCCAAGTTCATCTATGGAATGGAATAAAAGCCCATGATTTCCATGATGAACTCCTTCAACCATCATTATAACAGGAACAACCAAATGTTGCTTCCCTTGATGTTTGCGGTTAGTTACTTTGTAATTAGGTTCTTGCATACTCTTATGAGTAGCGTACCCTTCTTCATGTCCTGTTGTCCCATTGGCTATTCGTATAGCCTGTGGGGCACAGGATTTGTCATTTCCACCTTTCTTTATACAAGCGGTAAGAGCGGAATTGGCTGTGGCAACCCATTTCTTCTTTTGCTCATCACTCAATCCCTTCTTATGACTATCTACATCAGCTGTGGTCCATGGCATAATTTTGTCCTCCTATTTTTAATAATATTTTTGTAATTCTTCAATATATGGTAACGCAAGACATCTGCAAAGAGGGTGCACAGGTATCATTGGTTCAATCTCATCCAGTGTAAACACTTTTCCTTCTAAACTAGCACATTCCTCACAAACTCTATCATCTCCTGCAGTTTTCCATTCTCCCAAAACTTTTATTCCCAACACCCCCCAATTACGATATTCCTGAATAGTAGCTAAATGATAAGCACGAATCATCTCTGTACGTGCTAACATCTCTGCCCTACGCATAGCTGGGATGAATCTACCTAGTGTATCTCTAATACCTAATTTATCAATACCTTCCCCATTAATTACCGCTATTAACTTCCTTGCTATCAATGCTGGCCCGTCCCCATCAATCATTCCCTGTGCTAATATACGACTTATCTGAGCATCCATTTGTTCGGTTATCCCTTTTAAATCATTATATACACGTGTGAACAAAACTCCTACCCGATCCATATGAAAGGGTGTCCCCATTATCATATCTATGCCCCCTGAGTCAGATATTGATGGTACCACCATTCTTGCACGAACCATCTCTGTACGTGCCCTTATGACTCCCCTTTTATATGAATCCCATACGTATAGATTAGTCCATGCCGCATTTATTGATTCCCCTACCTGCTCTGCCTCTGCTACGGTTAATAATCCTTTTTGTACCTGCTCATCCAACCATTTCATAAATTCTTCAACCTTTCTACTGCTTTTTGAAAAAGCAAAAGCCCCATCCCCTGGAGGTGTCACTTGGAAAACACTAATCCTACTAGTCAAACCAAAGCAATCCTTGTCAACTATTGCTACCCAAATTATCTTCATAAGTTCCACAAACCTACGTTTCACATCCCTAGCAAAGGCATTTCTCAATGCTGTAGTATGAGTTGGATCATATCTACTTTGGACTAATATACTATGTTCACAAGTGTTTATCATACAGCTGGTCTCCGTTTACGTTTTACTGGTTCTCCATGGGTTGGTTTAGCCTTCTTTTCTCCTTGTGCTGTTTTTGATCTGGTCGGATTACCACCAGCAGGTTGAACCACAGGTTCTGGTTCTAATTGCTTTTTAACCTTGGCCATTAGTTTTACTTCTTCTTCCATCTCATCTTCTCTAATCCTATCAACCAATTCAATTTCATCCGTAGTAAGTCCCAAGAACTTCATCATGAATACGGTAGGTGGAATAATAGCTTCTGCTATTGGATTAGAGGTATACTCTCGTAAGGCATTAGCCCTACTCTTACCAATTTCAACTCTTGCTTTCTCACTAATTGAGAATAGGTCTGCCCATTTAACTGTGTAATCTCTTTCCGGTTCAGGCAGAATTTTAAGTTCAATAAAGCGATCCACCATTGGTCTCAATATATGAGGTTCAGCATGTTCTTCCCTACGAGCCTGTACATAGGTTAGCCATTCCCCCCTGTCCTCTGAACTTGCTAACTCCCCACGCTCACTTCCTGATAGGATGCGTAGAGGAATACCAGTCTCCGCTGAAATCATCTTTAATTGAGTGTCCACATGTGAGCTAGGATCAGAAATTTGTTGTGCAAGAGCTTCTATATCAACTCCTTCATTGATAAGGAATCGTCTCAAATCATGCTCATATTCATCTAATTGTTCCAATAAATCTTCTTTAGCCTTTGGAGTCATAGTATATTCTGGGGCCACCGTACCTTTGAAACCTGGACGAGCATTTCTCCAAAACATTTCAGCATCTCCACCAACAATCTTTTCAATATCCATTAATCGGTTAAACACAGCTTCTAATCTTGGAGTACCCAGTATCTCTGATTCCAAGTTACCATCCGTGATATGAATAATCCTAGAATAATGAACTTTTACACTCTTGGTTGATTTACTTGTTGGATCACCCACCTCAATTTCATAAAGAAGAGGCATCCCATACCTAATATCTTTTGAATCTTCTACATAATTAAAGATTGGAGCTGATTTCTGACTGAATGGTTTTACAAAGGTTAGAACACGAGTACCTTTAGCCTCACGTTGATACCCATCCAAATTCTTAACATCATCCAGTCCTAATAGTAATACACCATATTGTCCAATGCTGGTGAGGCGATCTACTCGAGCTAGACGGGTTTTTAATCCTATCTTTCTATTAAGGTCATTCCAAGCTTTTTCAAACTCAGTATCTTCTGGTTCATTGGATTCAATAAGCTCCAAAGCCCCCTGCCAGGTAGCATTTACTGGACGATCAATGATAGCCTTTGCAATATCCTGCCTTTCATATTGGGCGTAATAGTCAGTAAAGATTAATGTCTTTTTGTAACCAAGTGCCTCGTATAGGTCTCTATTATTACCATACTGCTGCCCAAGCCTTGTCATCAAGTCAACTCTTCCAACTATTGCACTGGCAAAGGTTGCCAACTGTTGAGTTGTCAATTTATTATTATGTTTTGTTCGTTCCATTGATTATCTGAGTTTAAAGTTACT